TTTGGTGGAGCCCGCGCGATGGTACTCGAACACCGAAGATCATCATCCTGCGGGACTACATAGTGCTGCGGACCGCAGTATAAATGCAAAAAGAGCCCCGGCGTCGTGCCGGGGCTCTCTGTCACTATTATGCTTTTGTAAAGGTGCCAGCATCCACCCATCCGTAGACGGTGGAGCCGCTGCCGCTGACTCTGACGAGGTGGTACGGGTGCTTCGACTTGTCGGGCTTGTAGATCCGGGTGATCTTAGCACGGCCGCCGGTGCAGGCCGAGCCCTTCGCAGCGTTGGCGCTGGCGTAGTGCCTGGAGCCGGTGAAGTTGACGATGTCACCGACTGCGGGCGTCCAGGCCTCTGCCTGAGTGCTGCCTCCCACGATGGTGCAGTAGCTCTCATTCTCCAGGTAGATCCAGCCGGCGCCGCTTTTCAGCTTGCCCCAGCCGTCCTGAACTTCCACGATGGTGAAGGTGCCCTTGCCGGTCTGGCCGTTGACGGCGTAGCCCATGCCCGGGCCCTTGCGGTAGTTCAGGTCGTCGATGATGACGCGGACCAGGAAAGGCGTCGCAGGGTAGCCTGTGGCCGCCTGGGAGCCGCTGTCGTCGCTTCCGGTGTCCTGGGTGGTGTCTGCGCCCAGCTTGGCGTTGACGGCCTCCGCGATGGCACCGTGGCGCTCGTAGAGGTACTGGCCCGGGCAGGCCTTGTTGGCGTAGTCGCGGTGTACGGTCATATTGCAGCCGTTGGCGTGGCTGACGCGGTCGGCCTTGTTGGTAGACCAGACCAGCTTCTTGATGCCGTTACGCTGGCAGATGTCCGCCACCAGCTTGATCAGGGCGTTGTAGGCCTCGTCGGTCACTGCGTAGGGGTGGGTGGTGGCGCTGGCCACTTCGATGGTGATCGCGCGGTTGTCATTCTCGCGGCTGGAGCTGCACCAGGAGCGGTCCGCCTCATCGACGGACAGACCGATGGAGCCGTCTTTGCCGACGACGTAGTTGGCGCTGCACTCTCTGTCAGTGGTCGCGAAGTAGTCGCAGCCCTGCTTCGCCGTCCACTGGCCCACGATGCAATGGATCGTGATGGTGTCAATGGCGTGGTTGCGGGGGCTGGTCTTGTTTTTGGTGATATTGGTATATGTCACCAGCGGGCTGTTGCTCATGCTGTTGACCTCCTTTTCTTGGGTTGTGGTGGTTGCGTAGGCGTCATAGTATGCCTGGCCATAGCTGGCCCGCTTTACTTTGACGGCGTTGCTCTGGTCGGCCGGGCGCTCGTACCTGGTCAGCACGATGTCGGACGCCTCTTTCACGGTTTTGGCTGTCCGGAGCACCTGGAACACGGCCGCGTAGCCTTTCAGTTCCTGGAACATGAAGTCGAGCTGCATCATCAGATCGCCGATGGACGCGCCGGTCTTCCGGGCGTAGTTGAGCATGGCCTCCTTGCGGCTCCAGTATGTCCACTGCGCCAGGCCGTAGCCGGCGCTGTCGCGGACGAAGTTGGAATAGCTCCCGGAGTCCACGGCGGCCGTGTACTCGGCGTCCGTGAAGCCCAGGCGCTTCTCGTAGGTGTTCTGGAGGTTGTTAGGATTGAGCCCGCTCTCGGCGTAGAGGTTGCCCATCAGCCCGGCCACTCCGGCCGGGCTGAAACCTTTGCAGCGGAAATAGTTCCAGATGGTCCTCTCGGTGGAGGACCCTGTCGCCTTCATGGCTTACTCCTCGACGGCGTCAGTGCCGTCGCCGGTCGTGCCGCCGGCGTCTGCCAGGCCCTCGCCGATGACGTATCCGATGACAGTCGCGCCGGCCATGATCAGGCCCGTGACCTGGGTAGCCACGCTCTCAGCGCCGCCCAGGGCGACGATGAGCATGGACACAAAAGACGCCACGCTGAGCCAGAACTTGCGGCTCGTGAGTTTACGGATCCAGTCGATTTTCTTCATGGTTTAGTCCTCCTTGTTTTTGTGCAGCGGAAGGTGTTCCACCTCCGCCATGACTTTCTTCGCCGTACCATTCCCACCGAGCTTCAGATAGGGCTCGTAGAGATAGTCGTGCAGGTTTTCATATTCGTCCTGGGTTATGTAGCCTCTGTCGAGGTAGCAGCCGCCCAGGTAGACGATGCGGTCGTGGCCGAGCCCGAGGAGCATATCGCTCTGGCGCTTCATGGCGTCGTCGCGCTTCTTGTCCTCCTCGGTGCGGCCGTCTTTCTTCTTGTCACGACGCTGGAGCAGGTAGAGGATCACGGAGCAGCCTCCGGAGCCGGTCAGACCTGCGATCAGCGCGATGATGATATTGGTGAGCTGGTCGGGAGTCATCGGCGAGGTCCCTCCATGCTGTTTCTGTTCTTCATCTCTTACTTGCTCCTTGTGGTTAATTACTCGGTGTAGACTGTCCAGCCGGCCGGGTATGCTTCGGGGCTCCACACATTGCCGTCAATGGCGGAGATGTAGAGGGTGCCGTTGTAGCTGACGATGTCGCCCGTGTTGTAGGCGTCAGTCGCGCCCAGAGGCTGCACCCATACCGGGTAGCCGGTCTCGGTCACGCCGATGGCCTTGTAGAGACTGACAGCGGTGTCAGGCGTCCACTCAGCGGCGCTGGTGTGGTCCTGCAATACCTGGTAGAGCTGAGGATCGCCCACGGCGTTGACGCCATAGGAGAAGACGTCCTTCGTCTTGTAGGCCTTGCCCACGGCGTAGGCGGGATAGACGGAGGGGATCTCCAGCATCATGTCGAGCTGGGTCTCAGCGTCCAGGCTGGCCACAAAATACTGTAATGCGGTACGCATTTCGAGTGCGGTCTGTTTCATGTTCATAGCGTTATACCTCCCCTGTCAGCAGTGCCTTCATGACCTGCTCCATCTCGGTCATCCTGGCGTCCGTTGCTTTCTTCTGCTTCTCCTCGGCCGTCTTATCGGCCAGGATAAACCAGTATTTCTTGCCGACCTTGGTGATCTGGATCAGCTTCATGTCCTCATGCACCTGGGAGCCATCGGGCCCCTCGATGGTCACGCTGGACAGTTTGCCGGCGAAGGTCTCCACGGTGACGGCGGTGGAGCTGATGTAGTTGTTCCCGTTGAGGTCGAGCCCGTCGAGGGATGTGCCATCAGCCAGTGTAATCTTCCATGTCCCTTTTTCCATTTTGGTCTCCTTCCGAACAGCTCGAAGTAGAGGCTGCTCATGTTGTAAATTTGATCATGTGACATAATTTTGTAATGACTGCCCAGCCAGGACTTGAACGAGTTCTCGACCGTGGCGTAGTCAATCTTGCCGGCGTCCAGCAGGCGCTTGTACGCCTTCAGCTTCCGCCGCTCCCGGGTGATGTTCTTCGGGTTGATCTTTCGGATCAGCCTGCCGGGCTCTGTCAGTGCGTAGCACACCTGTAGGTGCCGGAACTCGGAGGAGAGCTTCACGATCCGGGTCTTCTTTTCATTGATAATTAGCCCATACTTGGCCGCCTCCTTTCTGAAGCCTTCCAGCACGCTCGCCAGGAACTCCTTGGAGTCTGAGATCGCATAGAAGTCGTCGGTGTAGCGGGCGTAGTGCCTGATGCCCCGGACGATCTTGGCGTAGTTGTCTATCCGGTATGGGTAGATGATGCCGATATTCTGGGAAGGCTGCGAGCCTATGTCCACGCCCTTCCGCAGCATCTTCTCGCCGGTCAGCAGCTCCGGATCCACGCCGAAGTTGAGCATCGGGTTGACCTTGCCGGCCATCATGGCCTCGATCTCCTCATCGGAGAAGCGGGAAACGTCCAGCTCGAAGGTCTTGAACAGCAGGCGCGTCAGCATCTCAGAGATCAGCAGCGTCTCCGGATCTTCGACCTCGCGCTCCAAGAAGTAGTCGAGGACCTCGATGCACTTGTCGTGCGGAATGTTGGCATAATAGCCGGAGTAGTCCACCAGCAGGATGTAGCCCTCGTTGGATCCGTGCTCCATGTAATACTGGTGCAGATGGGCCTCGAAGCGCCGCCGGTGGAAGGCCACGCCCTTGTCCTTCTGAGAGGCGCCGTTATCGTAGATCAGGTACTTGCTGATCGCTGGTGTCAGCACCTCGTCACAAAAGAGGTGGTTGACGGTCTTGTCCACCATCGTGTTGCTGGTGATGTAGCGCTGGTGGCCGCGTTCATTGATCGGGAACTTGTTCCCGGGCTCCGGCTGGTAGGCTCCCTCCATAAAGTCGCGCCGGATGTGGGCCGTGGTGAGGAGCTGCGTCATCTCGAACTGCTGAGTGCTGTGCTTGAATTTGCTGCTTTTCATGGCCTTGGTGCCGGCATCGTATATTAAATTTGCATCATAAAATACATTCATAAAAACCACGCGATAGCCCCATCGGTCGTGACCGGGAGCGTCCTGGTTAGCATTTACCAGCGAGCACGCTGGAAGGATGGCCTCTCCTTTCCCATAGCCGCACGCGGGAGCTTGCCCGTAGAATGTAGTGCGGTTGTGAAATCCGGGCGGACGCCGATGGAGTTCGAGGCGTTCCAGTTGTTGGCATTGCCGTTGTTGTTGACATTGCAGAAATTCGTCGCGGACTGGACGGCACAAACAGAGGCCACCCTATAGGGTGTTAATCTTTCAGGTGCTTCAGGAAGCGGTTGTCGGACTGCCGGAGCTTCTTCACCATGTTGAACAGCTTCTCGACTTCGAGCACGATGTTCATATACCGGTTTTTGTCAGCCGGCAGCGCCTCGGCGATGTACTGGAGCTCGTCCTGGAGCTGATTGCAGCACTTCAGCGCCTGGTTGAGCTCGTCGCGTCTGTCCAGGTACTCGACACGGTAGGAGGGCCAGATGGTATTGGCCGCCCTGATGTGCTGAGCGATGGCGCAGGCGAGATCGTCCACACGGTCGCGGTGCCTCTTGATAAACCAGCAGGCGTAGTCGTTCTCCAGGCTGCGGATGGCCTCGGCGACGTCCTTCTTGTGCTCCGGGTCCTGGATGTGCGCGGTCTGCTTCTTGACGGCCGCCTCCAGCTTCTTCTCGCTGTAGGCGAAGCTGCTGAGCAGCTCCACGGAGATCATCCGACGGACTGCGAGAGCCTGGTGGTGCGCTTCCAGATTAGAATGGGCCCGTTTACTTTTAGGGATGTCTGACACGCTATCTTATCTCCTTGATTAGATTTACCCGGCCCACGAGGGGCCGGGATTTTTGATCAATAGATCAGGAAAGCCGGGCGGACGCCGAGGGAGGCCGAGGCGGACCAGAAGGCGGCATTGCCGCTGCTGACGACAAAGCAGAAAGACGACGCGGACCGGACGTCTCTCAGCCACCAGTTCTCTCTGTTCGTGATCAGGTCCGGGCGTGCCTGGAACAGCGCCAGCTGGCTCTTGTCGGCGCCGGTGTCGTAACCGTTCTGGGATCCGCCACCCCATGCGTGGGAGCCGTAGACCATTTTCTCGTTCATCAGGTCGATCTGGCTGTCGTACCATGCCCAGCCGGAGCTGAGGCCATTGCTGACGGCGTTGGCCAGGAGGACTTTGTGAGTCAGGATGTGATCCGCGCCGAAGTCGGCCTTGACGGTAGCCAGAGCATCAGCCAGGCCGGAGGTCTTCATCTTGCTGCCGTAGTATGCGCCGGTCGTGACATTCGTGTCATTCATAACGCCGTTATAGAAGGACTTGTCAGGAATGACCAGCATATGGTGGGTGGTCAGCTCTGTGTCGCCGCAGTGCAGACGATAGTCAGCATGGGCCGCCCAGTATTTGCGGCCGTTGATGGTCCAGTAGCCGCCGGTGCGGACCAGCTCGAACTTGCCGGCACGGATGTCGGCGGACTGCTCGGCTGTGAAGCTGGTGCCGAGGCTGTGCTCGTAGATGAAGGAGTTGGCTCTGGATGCACCGGTCTGGCCGAGCATCTTGGTCAGCTCCTTCAGGGTTTTGATGTCGTCGGCGTTGGTGCCTGCCAGGCCGAAGACTTCGTTGATGGCGGCGATCAGGCTGGTCTTGTCCTCAGTCTCCAGCGTGGTCAGGTCTCCGTTGATGAAGGCCTTGATGGCGCTGAGGGGGATCCTCTTGACGCCTGTGCCGTCTGCGAGTCGTACCAGGAGAACGTCCTCCTCGCTGGCCACGGCAGCCAGCGCGTCGTACTCAGTGAAGCGTTTGCCGTTTGTTACGTCAATCTGCATAATGTTCCTCCTTATGCGGTTTTATATTTCCAGTCGCCGATGATCGCATTGCCATCGTCGTCCAGGATCGGGTTGCCGTCATCGTCAACGATGTGAGTGAACAGATCGTTGTGGATGATCATGTACTCCAGCGCGGTCAGACGCTCGTCCAGGTTGCTCGTCTTGTTGATGAGCTCGCCGGCCACGTCCTCGTCCAGAAGGCCCTGCACGGTGGCAAACCACTCGTTGAAGGCGTTCTGACTGGTGCGCTGGAACTCTTTCATGGCCTCCGTGATGGCGGTCAGGTCGGCGTCGCCTTTGGCCTCCAGCTCCTCGATGTACTTGTCGATAGCGGCCGTGTAGCCGTCGTAGGCCGTCTTGGCCATCTGCTCGAACAGGGAGTAGCTGGCGTTGGACTTGTCCACAAACTCGGCATAGAAGGCATTGAACTGGTCATAGAAGGCCTCGGTGTCAATGCTGTCGATGAACTGGGTGATGTAGCCGCAGACGGAGCTGTCCGGGCGGGTGTCAGTGATGGCGCTCTGGGTGATGACGCTCTGGTTGGCGCTGATTGTTACCAGTGCCAGGCCCAGCTCATAGTAGTCGCCGCTGACCGGCTGGACGAGCTCCGGAGCCTGGGGCGTTGCGGCGGCCGTGCCGGTCTTGATGATGATCTCGCAGAGGCGCTCCAGATAGTTGCAGCGGAGCACGACGCGGTCGATGCGGCTGTAGCTCGTGGGAGCTGCGGCCAGCTGGAAAGTGGCCACGGTGGGATCATAGGCGAAGGCGCCGTTGATCAGGCCGAAGCCGGGCTGGACCTGGACGCTGAGGCCGGTGTCGCCCGCCAGAACTTTGAAACAGTCGGCAGGCTTGGCCAGCACGCCGTTGGTCAGCAGTTTGGAAAAGAGCAGGCGGAACAGTTCCGAAGTCTCAGCCCTGTCAAAAATGGGCATACCCTCGGAGTCCACGCCTGTGATCTCAGAGTCAAAATAGCCGTATCTCATGGCCATGTTAAGATACCTCCCTTTGAATAATTTTCGTGATGCTGGTCATCTGGTCGTTGCCGAAGACGACGGAGAGGGTCTGCTTGCTGCCCTCGTAGACCTCCTGGATCTCAGTGATCCGCTTGGTGGTCTCGATGCCGACGTCTGTGTAGCGGTAGGTGCAGAGATCGCCCAGGTCGAAGTCCACGCCATAGGTCAGGTTGGCGTTGGGATCCACGTCACTGTTGACGGTCTCGATCTTCTGATACTCGGCCAGCTTCTCCAGGCCGCGCTGGTAAAGCAGCGCCCGGTACTGGTCAGCCGTGTATGTGTGCTCGGTGCCGTCCTCGTCCTGGTAGGTGCTCTGGAGGTCTCTTGCGTCCACATAGAGCTCCCGGCGTTCCTCGTCGGAACTGCTGCGGAGATCCACCTCGACGATGACACGGGCGGCACCTTCGCCCTCGCCGGCGACGTAGGCGAAGTTCTTGCAGTCGGACTCGTCCCGGTCGTAGACGGCGTTCTTGACGTTGTAGAAGCTGTCCGAGAAGATGGCCCAGCTGTTCTCCGTCTGGTCGTCTGTTCTGTCCTTGCCCTTCCACACCTCAAACGTGAGGGAGTTGGTCAAGTAGTCATAGCGCAGCCGGTGGCTGAGCTCTTGGGTCTTTTCGACCTCGTAGAGCTTGTCGCCCAGCTTGGCGCCGGTGGCCGTGACTGTGACGCTCGTGCCGACGCCCTTCAACCCGCCCAGGACGACCTGGGGGATCTTCCGGTCGGCGTCGGTCGGGTTGATCACATAACGGTCCACCAGCTTCCGGCCGATGACCTCCGGAGTGCCGGAGAGGCTGACCTGAGTGTTGAGCACTCGGTTGTTCAGAAGTTCCTCGGAAAAATAGCCCTTGCAGTAGGCCGTCCGGGCGCCCTTGGCGTCCCTTGCGAAGTTGACCTCGCGGATCACGCCGAGCTCATCCCGGTCGTTCCGGTACAGATAGCGGCCGGAGTTCATCAGCGCGAAAAACTCGGCGGGAGTGTGCAGCTCGAACAGACCGGAGGCATAATACCGCCGGTCCCAGATGAGCGTATTGAACACGCTGAGGACGCCCAGCGTGTCGAAGTTCTGGTCGAGGATGATCAAATTCATGCGCTACACCCCCAGATACTTCGGAGTGTAGAACAGATTGACGTCCAGGTTGGTGTAGTTCCCATCCGCGTCGTACTCCAGATAGTTGTCGCCCACTTCCAGCTTGAAGGGCTCACTCCGGCGGTCGATGTGCTGGTAGTAGTTGACGCCGTTCAGAGTGATGACCTGGTGCCGGTCGTTGGTGTCGATGAGAAGCACGTCGCCGGTCTGCATCGTGACATTTACGCGCATGAACTGGCCCGTGCCGGTGTTCGTGATCTTAGGGTTGACCACGGTGCCCCTGGTAGCGATGAACTGGATCTGGACGCCCGTCGGGACGTCTCCGTCGTTGCTCAGCACGACCTCCTTCTTCAGCGTTCTGTAGCCGGCAGTGTTGCCGCCCAGGAGGAGGCCACGGGCTTCTGGCTTGTAGTCCAGCTTGCCCGTCTCCATCCTCTTGCTGAGAGAGATCCAGGGGAAAGCGAACAGCGGCGTGATGTTCGCCATGTTCTTGCCGAAGTTGTCCACATTGAGCATATAAGGGTCGGGACAGATCAGATCCACCAGGATCTTCAGTTTGTTGTCCATGTTCTTTGTGGCTGCGAAGGTCCAGCCCTCCAGCTCGTACTCGATGTTGCGGCTGACGCCCATGTTGGTGATGAGCGCCTTGCCGGTGTACTTCGGATTGAAAAACTTGATTACTTTCGCCCGGTTTTCCGGGTTGTTCTTGTTGCTTCTGAAGCTGGCCTCGATGTGGATCGGCCTCGGCTTGATTTTCTTGCCATCGACGGACGCCCCGTCCACCAGGGCGTTGTCTGATGTGCTGATCTCGATCTCGGAGGACTCCAGGCCGGACACGGCAGTGATGTCAATGTCCTCGCCCGGGCCCATTTTGAGGGTCTTGCCGTTGCAGGTCAGCTCGATGGTTAATGTGTTTACTGTCATTTCACACCTCCGACCATGTTCCGCAGAGCCTCGCGCTGTGTCTTGGCCACCTCGGAAGGAGTAGCCACGGGCACGTTGTAGGTGTTGCTCTGCTCCATGCGATTGTCATAGTAGACGGTAGTGCCGGCGCCCGCCATCCGCAGCCCCGCAGCGTGCGAAGCTCCGACGGAGAGCTGTCCGGCGCTTGCCGATATCTCGGCCCGCATGGCGCTGACGAGCTCGCCGGCCTTGGCTTCCATGTCTTTCAGCGTTGCGGGCATGGACTTGTCCAGGCCCTTGCCCACGCCAGGCATGATCCAGCGGCCGACCTCGTCCGCGAACTCTTTGGACGGGGAGTTGATGCCGAGGGCGTCCTTCGCAGCGTCCAGCAGGCTGCTGGCCAGGCTGCTGACCTTATTCGTCAGCCAGTTCCAGCCGGAGCTGATGCCGTTCCAGATGCCGCTGATGATGTTGCTGCCGATCTCCGCCATCTTACTCGGCAGACTTGCCAGGCCGTTGACGATGGAGTTGAACAGCTGGGTCGCTGCTGCTGCGCCCTTCTGAGCCAGCTGAGTGCCCCAGGTGACGACCTTCTGGGCTGCCTGGCTCAGATAGTCCCAGACCTTGCCGGGGAGCTGCTGGACGATGCTGCTGACCTTGCTGAGCATATTGCTCGCGGCGGTCGATGCGTTGGAGACCATCTGCTGGCCCCACTGCACGACCCTCGTCACGACGTTGACCAGGTGCGTCCACACCTGTCCCGGCAGCTGTCTCAGGACGTTGGAGATCTTGGCGCCCATGTCGGTGATGGCCTTCTGAGCCTTGGCTGCCATATCGGCGCCCCACTCCTGAAGGTCTGCCAGGATCTCAGAGAATACCTGAGCCACCTGATCGGGCAGAGTTGCCAGGCCGTTGATCAGGCCGTCCACAATGTAGCCGCCCTGCTCAGCCATGACCGTGCTCGGGCTATTGATGCCGAGGAAGTCCTTGATGCCGTTGAGGATATTGCTGCCCAGCTCACACGCTGCATCCCATACCTGAGAGGCTCCGTTGGCCAGGCCGGTCACGATGCCGTTGATGATCTCCGGCACGGCCTCTCCGATCTTGGCGATAATATCCGGCACGGCCTCCTTGATCTGGCCCCAGAGCTCTTTGGCGCTCTCCAGGACCTGCGGGCCGGCCGCGATGAGGCCGTCGATGATCGCCGTGATGATGTCGGGCAGAGCTGCGACCAGCTCGATGACGATAGCCGGGATGGCCTCGATCAGAGCCATCAGGAGCTCGATGCCGGCCGCCAGAATATCGGGCGCAGCGGCCACCAGAGTCGTCACGACGGACTCGATGATCTGCGGCAGGGCTGCGACCAGCGCGTCGATGATAACGGGCAGTGCGTCCACCAGCGCGAGCAGGAGCTCGATGCCAGCGTCAATGATCTGCGGGATAGAGGAGACCAGGAACTGCACGATGGCGCTGATGATCTCCGGCAGGGCGTCGATCAGCACGGGAAGCGCTGCAAGGATGCCGTCCGCCAGGCCCATGATCAGCTGGAGAGCGCAGTCCAGGATCGCCGGCAGCTGGTCGATCAGTGTGGTCACGGTGTAGGCGATCAGCTCGACGAGGGCCGGCAGTAATGTCGGCAGCATGGAGCTGATGCCGTTGACGATACCGGTGAAAATATCCACCAGGCAGCCCAGGAAAGAGCCCAGGCCGTCGCTGCTGATGAAGTCCGTGATGCCTTCGACGATTGTCTCGGCAGCAGCCACAAAGTCAAAGTTCTGCACGACGTCACGGAGCTGCTCCATGATACTCTTGCCGGCAGAAAGCACGGCAGGCACGATGGCAGAGACCAGATCCGGGATCTGCTCCACGATGGCACCAGCCAGAGCCGGCAGCGTCTCAGCGAAGCGCGGGATGAGTTCGCCCAAAACTCTGACGACGTTGTCGGCGGCTGTGGCGAAGGCGTCGGCCAGCTGGTCGGCGTCGCTCGATCCATTCATAAAGTTATCCCAGGCGGCCTTGGCGGAAGCCAGAGAGCCCTCCAGGGTCTCCGATGCCTCTTTCGCTGTCGTGCCGGTGATCCCCATCTCCTCCTGGATGACATGGATCGCCTGGTATACGTCGTTCAGGTTGTTGATGTCATACTTGACGCCCGTCAGCTCCTGAGCGTCGGCCAGCAGTCGCTCCATCTCGGTCTTCGTGCCGCCGTAGCCCAGCTTCAGGTTGTCCAGCATGGTGTAGTTCTGCTTTGCGAAGCCCTGATAGGCGTCCTGGATGCGGTCCATGGAGGTGCCCATCTTGTTCGCATTGTCGGCCATGTCGATGATGGCCATGTCCGCCACCTTGGCGGCTTCCTCAGTATTTCCGCTGAGGGACTGGAGCAGGGACGCCGAGAAACTCGTGACCGTGCTCATGTAATCGTTGGCAGACATTCCCGCCGTCTGGTAGGCTCTGTCCGCTGCGGCGATGACCGCGTCGGCAGTGTCACCGAACAGCGTCTCGACGCCGCCCACATTCTGTTCGAGAGCGCCCACGCTGTCGAGGGCTGTCTTCCCGAGGTTGACCAGGCTATCGACTGCCCTGGTCATCATCTGGCCGCTGAACACGCCCAGCGCCTGCTGGGCGATGTTCGCGACCTTGCCCATCCCCGACTGTAGACCGCCGGAGTCCAGGCTTGTATCAAATCTTAGGGTTCCATCTGATGCCATGACCGTACCTCGCTACCATTCAAAAGTGCGGCAGGGTTTCCGCCGTTCATAAGTAGTTTGTTAAGGTCACTTTCGAGCTGCTGTCGGTCAGCCGACTGAGGGAGCGCATAGACGCGCTTCATGTGCTCATAGTGCTGCCGTTGCTCCTTGGAGATCTTGGCCGGGATCTTCATCGTGCGGTAGCCGATGATCTTGACCAGCTGAGTGTCTTCCGGGAGCGATCTAAAGAGTGCTCGGAACTGCCACCAGTGGAGGGGATGCCGCGCCAGATCCAGACCGTAGGCCTGCATAAACGCGGAGTAAATATAGTCAGCGTCGTGCTCGTAGGAAAAAGGCGGATCTTCTTCGGCGGCTCCGGACTTTTCGCCCGTCGTCTCTGCGGGATCCGTGCCGCAGCGGTAAAACCAGACCAGCCTGCTGAGGGCCTCGTCGAGCACGTCATAGTCGAAGACGACGCCGGGGAAATACAGGTGCAGAGCGGTCTGGAGCTTCTCCAGGTCGTCCAGCCCTGGGTCTTGCAGTAGTTCCTCGAACAAAATGCCCGTGCGGAAGTCACTGCTGATCGGGACCTGCTGGCCTGCGATCTCGACCTGTTCCGGCAGTCCGTCGATCAATAAATTCAGTGCTTTTTACCCTTGCCGTGCTTCTGAGAGACGAACTGCGCGGTCTGCATATTACGGACGGCGTTCTGCTGGCGCTGGGTGTAGCGGTTGGTGAAGTCGTTGAGGGTCTTGCGTTCTCCCGCAGCCCACTCGCTCACCTTCTCGATGGCCTTCAGGTGCTCCATGACGTTCATCTTGCCGCCGAACAGCTTGGCCGCTGTGCCGGCGCCGAAGATCTCGTCGAAGCAGACATTGACCACCTCGCACTGTGCGCGGTAGTTGGCCGCAGCAGTCGGGAAGTTTTCGCCTCTTTTCTGCTGAGCCGTGTCGCGCATTTTGATCATCGCGGTCTCGAACTTCTCCATGAAGTCGGCGTCCATAAGATCGCCTTCGAGCTTGACATTGTTAATAATCAATTCCATTATTCTGTTTTCCTCCATTGGTCGGTGCTATAAAAAAGCACCAGCAGGCTGCACCGTTTGGCCTGCTGGTGCCTGGTCGCTCACTGCCTGATTAGGCCAGTCGTGCGGAGCCAGTTGTTGCGTTGTTAGGCGTCGTACTTGCCGCTGAAGTTGCCGGCCGTGAACTGCTTGGCCACGGTGTCAAACTTGCCCTGAACGGGATCGCCGACCGCGTGCAGCACGCCGGAGACGCTGATCTTCTCACCACCAGCGCCGGAGTTGTCGCTGACCTCATTGGCCACGGTGAACTGGCGGGCAGTGAACTCGGCAGCATCCTCTGTGGCTTCGCCGATAGGGTTGAAAAGCTCGACGCGGACGTATTTCAGCTGGGCGTCAGTGCCGGTCGCATGATCGCGGCCCATCTTCCAGAGCTTATAGATCGCCTTCTGGGAAGGGATCAGACGGGACTCATAGGAGAACTCCGTCTCGTAGCTGGTGATGTCAGTGGTGGCAGTGACCTCGTTGATGTAGGTCTCGCTGTCGGTCTGTGCGTTGGGGCTCTCGTCCAGAGTCGTGAAGCCGGTGCCCATGAGCTCGTAGGTGCCGTCGATCTCGGCATAGTCCGCGATGGCGTTGCGGAGCAGGGCAGCACGACTCTCGTCAAAGAGCTGAAGATCAAACTTTTTCATGTGCTTATGCCTCCTTGTGATAGATGAGTTCTAACTGGATTTGATAGCGTGCGTTCCTCATGGACTCGTCGAACATATAGCCAGACGAGAGCACGCTGAGCTGTTCCGGGTGCATACCAGCGGGCAGCTCCGGAAATACGCCAGCCGCCTCCTGAGCCTCGACCCAGTTGGCGAAGTCCTCGTAGAAGGTGCTGTTGGCGATGTTCTGGAGCCGGTCCATGCTGTAATACTCCCGGCTGCCGAAGTTGAACTGGTAGCGCCGGTCAGAGCTGCCGTCGATGTACGTCTCGATGATGGGGTTGAATATCCCCGTCTCGATGGTGTACTCCTGCGGCTGATCTCCCAGTGCGTCCACCCGGAACACTCCGGCGCTGAGGAGAGGGCAGTCCTTGAAGTAATTGGCCACGCCCTCGATGATTGAATTGACCATGTCGGGCCTCCTTTACTTGTTGATCAGTCGCTCGATGGCTGCCCTGTTTGCGACTTTCATGCGCTCAAACCACATACCACCACGGCGGGCGTCGTAGCTTCTGGTCTGGCTGGTGTTGTAATACTGGGCCCTGGCGTATGGTGCGATGTACTGCACCTCGCCGGAGCCGATGACTGTGCCCAGGGTACCGGATCGTTCCAGGGCTCCGGTCCGCTTCGGGACCATAGGAGCGCAGAGCCGCAGGACCTCGCTGTCGATGATCTCCTGCTTCCTGCTGAGCACTTCATTCACTCGGGGAGCGCAGCCGGCGTTCCAGATGAGCTGGGCCTTGCCGTTCTTCCCCTGGATGATGGCGCCCCTGGGGTTTTTGATGGGCTTAAATGCCATTATTGACCTCCGATCCGCCAGTGCTTCACGGCGGCCGTCCCTCTGTGGGTGTTGTCAGCGTATTCCTTGACAGCGATGAGCTGGCTGCGGTCTGCGAGGGCTTCCATAGCTCCGGCGTCAACCGGTTCTGTCAGCTCCGTCTCCAGTGGCACCACATAGTCGCCGGTCTGGAGCGTCCAGTGCTTCGCGGCAGCCTCGTCGTCCAGGAGCTTGTACGCTGCCTCGGGGACGTAGGTCTTGCCGTCCTGCACCTCTGCACTGATGGGGATCCGCAGCTTGTAGGCGAGAGCCTGGGCGTGCGCCCCATCCGTTGAACGGTTGGAGCCGATGGACTCCAGGAGCGACGCGCTGCGGATGCACGTCGGAAAATACACCTCGCGCCGTTCGGCGCTCAGTCGTTTATTAAAGACAGTGATCGCTGTCTGCACATACATGACAGTGGCCTCCCTTCAGGGAACGGCTCAGCCACCCGGTCGGGAGCAGGTAGACGCGGACAGCTTCGAGGATCTTCTTGCGAAGGAACTCCTCCGCCGTCTGGCCGTCCTGGGCTTCCGTGATGTAGGTCACGGAGTACCCGTCGTTGCTTTCGCTTTTCACACCTGCACCTTGGGCGCCGTTTGCGCTGGCCTGGTTCTGATAATAGACGACCTCCGCCGCAGCGCAGACCGCGAGCTTCACGCGGTTGTCCTCTTTGGCAAAGATGTCGCCGTTGATGTAGGTCAGGTAGCCGATGACCGCCTCTGCCTTGGCTTCGACCTTGGGGAAGTCAGCCTCCGGGATGGTCGTCCCGAAGGTCTGACTATAAAATTCATAAGAGACGTACATCAGCCTGCACCTCCTTTACTTAGGCGCCGGCAGGAGTCAGCACGGCGAACGGGAAGCGCTTGGCCTTGTCCTTGGCCATGGCGTTGACAGGGTTCGGGATCTCCCAGCCCAGACGCATGACAGCACGGAGGGCCACCATGTCGTTCTGCATCAGGTTGTAGGCGATGGTGCCGTCAGTGTTCTGAACGATGCCCTCGGTGAACAGCTTGAAGGTGATGTCCTGGCGGATGCTGTAAACCAGCTGAGAGAAGTCGCCGGAGATCATGTGGGCGGCAGTCTTGTCAAAGGCGCCGTTGCGAGGGAACTGGATGGCAGAGCCGTCCAGAGTGTAGTTGCCAGCCTGCTGCATGGAGTTCAGGAACAGAGGACGATCGTTGCCGTCCTTCAGGCCGCGGAGCTTCGCACGCATACCGATGTCGGCCACGTGGCCGGATACGAAGTAGCCGGACTCCTCCACCTTGGAGATGGTGCCGCCTTCGCCGAGCAGGTCGGTGTAGAGGTCAGCGGTGATCGCCTTAGTGGCGCCAGCAGTAACAGCGGAAGGCACCAGGCCGTCGCGCCAGGTGGCAGGCTTGTCAGTGCCAAACAGGATGGCGGCGTCGATGACCTGGCCGAAGGCCTCCTGAATACGAGGACGGACCTCGCCCCAGATGTCATAGTCGGCGTCGTCGAGAACTGCCTCGGGGATGGGAACGATGACCGCGATCTCCTCGGCGATGATGGTCTTCTTGTCCCAGGCCTGCTTGGTGGTCTTCTTCTGACCGGTGTCGCCGTTCACGAAGTAGGCGATAGGCAGAGCATCCAGAACAGGGAGACGGGTCTGGGCTGCGGTCATGTTAGCCAGCCGGCGGCCCATGGAGAGGACAGCGGACTGGGCGATGGCGCCCTGGATGATTTCCGCAGCACGGTCCTCGGGGATCAGAGACTCGGCGCCGGATCTGTCAATAATCTGAGCGTCGGTCTCAAAAAGCTGAAGATTAAAATACTTTTTCATGTGGTTATTCCTCCATAATTTTGTTAGTTGCGGCCCGCTTTTCTGCGGATGGCAGCGTTGATGAAGTCGTTGCTGCTCTGATTTCCAGAGCTGCCCGCCCCGGAACTTTCCGTGCCGGTCTTCACGCGGTAGGACCCGCTGCCGCTGGTAGTAAAGCGGGGGTTTTCTTTCAGGAACTTGGTGGCGGCCTTCTCGAAGTCGAGCTTGCTGTCCTCTTTCATCAGGGCCGCGATCTTGAACATGACGTAGTCAGTGTCCTCGGCGCGGACGCCCTTCTGGGCGAGGGTCTGGCTGTTCTTCATCTGGGCCAGTTCTGCGAGCGCGTCATCGCGCTCTTTCGTGATGGCGTCCACATTGGGGCGCTGCTTCTCTCGGTTGGCCTTGAAGTCCTTGATCGCCTGGTTGATTTCCTCCTCGCTCATGCCCTGCTGCTTGAAGTAGGAGCTGAGAGCGGCCTTCTCGGCGCGTTCTGCACGAGCCTGGGCGATCTCCTCGGCCTGCTGGAAGCTGTAGCCTCCGGTGCCTCCATTATTCCCGGCATTTCCCTGGCTGCCGTTGCCGTTCCCAGCGTTTCCACCCTGGCCTCCGCCAGAGCCGCCCTCGCCGCCGTTGTCAAAGAGCTGAAGGTTAAAATGCTTTTTCATTGGGTCATTCCTCCGTTTTTGTAATGTGTCGTGAACATTCCCGCCGGCTCAGAGCCCGGCGTCTGCTCATAATAAAAGCGCCTCGCGGCGCTCAAATTATCGTTATTTCTCCATAGCTGTCCCGGATGCCCTCCAGGCCCAGGACATAGGTGCGGACCAGCGCCAGGCCGATCTCATTCAGAGCCAGCCAGCTGATGACAGTGCCGCCAGGGCTGACGCGCTCCTGGATCTCGACGCCGGCCACCTCGCGCAGCCCTTCGATCAGCGTGAGGGTCAGCGCTGAGACGCCGGCGCAAATGATGTTGTGCCCTGGAGGCGCCCCAGGGAGCCGCTGTGCGTGCCCTGAGACGGTGATCCCGGTGTCCTTGACATTTATCTGGATCATTCGCTTTCCCTCCTCTGAGCGGCGTCCTGGTCAGCTCTGCGGCGCTTCTCGGCGCGTTCCTTGGCTTTCCGGATCTGCTCCGCCTGGTACTGTGCGTAGACCTGCGGGCTCGGGGAGATCCGGCCCTTGGTCCTGCCGGTGTAGATGCGCTCTGTCTGCTCCTCCAGGCCCATTGCCTTCGAGAAGCTGCGGTACTGCTCCAGCTGCGCCTGGTACTTGCACTGGGCGAGGGTGATGTCTTCCTTGTCTGCTCCTGCTGTTCGGAGGAGCTGCACCTGCTCACGCCGGGCCCTCATGGCCGTCTCCATCTGCCTCTGCTTCTGGGTGGCCTCGTAGGTGGTGTACTCTTTGCCACGGAAGCGGCGCGGAGTATTCTCTCGGGCGTTCTGTTCCTCCAGCCATTCGTCGGTGTAGAGCCGCTCGCTCACGCCGGGGATGAAGGGGTAGTAGGTGTGCCGGCAGTTCCAGCCCAGCAGGCCCGGACCGGTGCCCAGGCCGCACTTGGTCGTCAGCTGCTCCTTGGTGTAGACCTTGCCCTGCCATGCAGCGTGATCCGGACGAGCTCCGGCGTGCCATGTGACCTCGAAGTAGTTGGTCCCCAGCCGCTGGGCGTTCAGATCCGTGACGTGGCCGGTCAGCTGGCCGAAGCCAGTAAGCAGAGCACGACGGGCGGCCACATCCACACGATTGTGCCAGCCGCTGGCGTAGTCCACGCCGTAGTCGCTGCCGCCATCGCTGAAGGAGTGGTCGGTCCGGAGCCCGGAGGCTGTCATCTGGCCGACCATGCGGCGGACCAGTGTGTTGTAGCCGTAGGCGCCGCTGGTCATGCCGGTGATGGCGTCGTCCAGGTAGCCGTTGTAGACATCAGCCAGGGGCGTGAAGACTTTCCCGCCTCGGCCGTTGTCCAGCATGAAGCCGGTGCTCTTGGTGATGTTGTAGAGCTCCTCGCTGGACTGCCGCACCAGGGCGTCGGTCAGCTGCTGGAGCTCGGGGTTTTGCTCGTAGGGGATGAACTCCTTGCCGATCTGCTCGTAGAGGCTGCGGTCGCGGGTGTATTCCCGCTCGATGACCTCAGCGTAGAGCCGGCGGACTTCCTCCTCGTTTCCGTCCACGGCCTTCCGGATCAGGTCCTCGATGTCCTGGGTGCTGTTGCCCAGGATGATCAGGCGCTGGATCTGCCAGTCGGCTGAGTCGGTGATGGTGCCGGCCTTCCGGATCCGGCGGATGATGTCGTCCATGATCGACATCTCCAGATCGCGGAAGCGTTTCTCGACGCCGGCGGCCAGCTGGTCGTGGTAGCTCTGATCCATTACATCAGAACGCCAGCAGACTGATCAGGCAGCTTTGTGGCTGCGACTTCCTCAGTCTCGCCGTACCACTTGGCCCGGTACTCTGGCAGACCCATGACGCCCATGGAAACGTCCTTGCGGTCCTCCGCGCGTTCTGTCTGCTTGTCCTCGATGATGCTGTCGTCGAAGTCGATGACGATGCCGGTGTTCTCCACCAGGCCGGGCACGTTGGCAGTCTTGCCCAGGCGGATGATGATCCGGAGCAGGTCCACGAGGACGTCGTGCAGGATGATCTCATGCTTCTGGATGGTCCGATACATATCGGAGTTTTCGCTGATGACCTGGGTGGCTGTTGCGACCGCGCCGCGCTCGAAGCGGTAGTATTGCGTGCCAAAACCACACTTGAAAGAGAGCAGGTTCAGATCGTTGTTGATGGCCTGCTCGTGCTCCTGCACCCTGAGCGTCATGTTGCTCTCGTGGATGGCCTCCTTGGTGTCCTTGAAGTAGTCCTCCGGCAGCTTATAGAAGACGCTGTCCTCGGGATCGAATACCATGGAGCCGTCCGATGCGGTCAGCAGCTCCGGAGAGACGAAGACACGCTTGCGGCCCAGAGTGAACTCGTTGGCGTAGCTGTCGTACTCCAGGTCGATCTTGGCCAGGACGTCGAGGCTATTGGCGAAAAGCGCCACGCCCATCGGGTTCGTGTCGTCCTCGTCCACATTGTTCGCGATGTTCAGCTTGTCGATGACGAACTGAGGCTGGTCGCTGCCGGTCTCGACTCTGGCAGCCAGTCCCTCGAAGTGCGGGATCTTGTTCCACTCGTCGGGGGTCAGTTCACGGCCGGCGCCGCTGGAGCACTCCACGACGGTGTTCTCGATGACGTACTGATAGCCCAGATCCTCGCCGTTTTCATCCTTCCAGGGCTCCAGCTTGTGGTGCTGGAACTGCGCGTACTTCTTGCGCTTGTAGGTCTTAGGGAAGACGAAGATGCACTCCGTGATCCTGGAGTTCTCCCAGGCTGTGGGGTAGATGTTCTTGGCCACCACATAGTCCATTTTGACATCGGCGCTGATGACGCGGCCCTCGTCGTCCACTTCCATGTTGGTCAGATATGGCACATAGGCCACGGTGCCGCAGGCAGCCTTGCGCTCCTGGTACTCATTGCCCTGGACTGCAAAGTTGGCGGCCTCCAGCACCTTGTTCACGAACTTGGCCGTGGTGTCGTCCTGGATGGTGATGCGGACCCTCTCATTGAGCAGCAGATCGCTGATGTCCTCGCAGATCTTCTTGCCCATGCTGAGGCTCTTGCGCTGGCAGCGTGTGTACTGCCCGGCGCCATGATAGACGCGATACTGGTGGAACTTCTTGACGTTCGCCCTGTACCAACTGTCCCAGATGGCGATCTTGGTGTAGAAAGAGCTGTCGATGGTGTCGATGCCCTTCTTCTTGAAATACTCGAAAATGTTCATTTTATGCCTCCTTCCAGCTCCTCCTCTTTTTCCTTTACGGGTAGGTAGTGCTTTATTTTCGACCACATTCCCATGACCAGGTAGCGGATGGCGTCCATGCAGTGGTCGTCCACTTTGACTGGCACCTCGCGCCCCTTGTCGATGCTGTCCTTGTCGTATTCATAGAGACCGAACTCCCGGACCGCGTTCTCCTGATCCGGAGACACGGCCAGCATCTTGAAGGTCAGGAGCTTCTGCACCCGGGAGATGCCCAGGGCTACATCGTTCTCAGCGTCGCGGATCAGGACAGTGTAGCCGGTGCCTCTTGTGGCTCGTTTGATCTCCTCCATCAGACCGCGAGCCGATGGGTCAATGAAGGTATAAAAAGTGCTGCATGAGTAGGTCTCATGCAGCAGGTTCAAAAACTTGACGAAGTCCCCGGCATACTCGCTGGGGCTTTTCTGCGTTCCGGTCTCCCGGCCGCTGTGGTAGTATTCCGCCAGACCGTCCAGCTTGTGCTCGTACTCATTCAGGCCGGCCGCCTGGTAGGTCGTGGCGTTCTGCTGGCCATAGTCCACGCCGACGCCGATGATCCGGTAGTGGTCACGGCTCGGGCGCTGGATGGCAGCGTCGCCGAACATATAGTAGATGAGCTCGTCCACGCCGATGGAAAGCCCCAGCCAGAGCCAGCGCCACTGGCGCTCGTCCAGCTCCCGGAGGATCTCGGCCGACTCGATCAGTTTCTTGCCCAGCCAGGCCTCGGGCACGTCCCGATAGTCCACATGGACATGGATGCAGTCCGGGCGCTTCTCCATCTTCCGGCACCAGACCACCACGGGAGCGTTGGGGTTTTTCGGCGGGTTGTAGAGGTAGAGCATCTGGAAGCCCTCGGCGTTGCCTCTGATGAAGGTCGCCTCGATGTTCTGGAGCTCGTCCTCGCCTTCGCCGTCAGTGAAGAACTCGCTGACCTCATCCAGCAGCACGATCTTGATGGGCTTGCTCTCGTCGATGATGCCCTTGGTGTCGTCAATGCTGTCGGATCCGGTGAAGTAGATGGTGTTGCCGTTTGGCTTGTATGTGATTTCCATGGGGCTGACCGTGATCTTGAACAGGCTCTCCGGCAGCCCCAGGCGCTTGATGGCTCGCTTGATCTCCTTGTAGACCGTTTTCCGGAGCTTGTTGTGGCGCTTCCGGATGACCACGGCGGAGCAGTCCTCCTCGCTGACGATCTTATACACGACCTCGATGGCAGCCTCTGAGGACTTGGTGCCGGCTCGCCCGGAGGTCAGGATCTTGTGCGTGTGCTCCCGGTCATTGAAGGCCGGCCAGAACTTCGGGATGATCAGGTCACTGATGCGGGTCGTGCGTGTCATTGATGATCACCACCTTCCCGGCGTCGTCGGAGCCGTCATTCAGCTTAGCCTTCAGCAGCTGAAGGCGGGCTTTCTGCTCCTCTGTGGCTGCGTCCCAGTCCTTGTGCAGCATCTCGTCGTATTGCTTGATCAGACCACGGAGCTCGCTCTGAGCGCGTGCCTGGGCCTTCATAAAGTTGGCCTGCTTGTCCCAGGCCTGCTGGACTTCCCACTTCTCACCCCATGACTCGGCGCCGCTGCGGTCCTCAATCTTCTCGATGGTCTTGTCCTCGGCGTCTTTTACATAGGCGATTTTCTGGGCCCGGATGATGGCCGCGTAAGCCAGCTGGATCTGAGTCCAGAGAAGATCCAGGGGAGAGGAGTCGGCTGTGAGATGCAGCAGCTCCAGCGTCTCCCCCGGCAGGTACTTGGACAGGAAGCCGAACTTCTCGGCGTTCTTATTCCCAGGAGGGCCTGTGGCGTTTTTGTTGCCAGGCTGGCCGCCACGTTTGCGAGCGTTCGGTTTTTTCTGTTCCGAGCGTTCGCGCTTTTTGCCGTCCCAGTCATAGGTGCATTTCCAGCGCCGGACTGTTCCCTCGGGTACTTCCAGGCGCCGGGATATTTCAATAAGTTTGACGCCCTGCCGATACAATGCAAGGGCCTCGTCAACCTTCGAGTTCCTTGCCTTCGGCATAGTCTCGTCGCCTCCCTGTTATTCGTCGTTTCGGTAAACGGAAAAGAGCAGGCCCTCTCGGTCCTGCTCTCGCTCGTCCACGATGCCATTATAGCACGGATCTTTTTGCAATGTTCGCTGACTTTCTAAAAATCATTCAGGAGCTCGTCCTCGGCTTCCTGGATGCGCTTCTCAGCGGTCTCGAAGTATTGGTCGGACAGTTCCATCCCGATGAAGCTCCGGCCGGTTTTAACGGCTGCCACGCCGGTGCTGCCGGATCCCATGAAAGCGTCCAGGACAGTGCCGCCCGGGGGGCAGATGGCCAGAAGGCTCTCCAGCAGCTCCACGGGCTTCTCGGTCTGATGGAAGCGCTGCTTCGGCGCCACTATGGGGACGTGGTAGACGCCCGGCATGGCCTTGGTGCCTTTGGCAGCCTTCCAGTCAATAGGCAGGTCGCCGTTGGAGCACCAGACCACGAACTCGCAGTCGTTCCGGAAGCGCCCCGGCTGGTTTCTGCTGATGCCTTTGTCCCATACGACGACGCCCCTCCACACCCAGCCGGCCATCTGCACGGCGTCCGTCATCGCCGGGAGGTTTCTCCAGTCCACGAACATCTCCAGGATCCCCCCCCTCCCTCGTCTTTTGCCTCAGCTCGCTGCACACCCATCGCATGAAGGCCGTGAAGCTCCGCTGGTCCATGTTGTCACCGGAGAAGGCCGGGAGCCTGGCGGCCCCATTGAAGTCGTTGTCGGTGTACTTGGCCGTTGTGCTGGCCTTGCGGTCTCCGGCATGGGTTCCGCCGGATGAGTAGGGAGGATCGCAGAGGATCAAGTCCACGCTGCCGGGCTCCACCTCTTTCAGCATCGCCAGGCAGTCACCGTGAAACAGTCGTATCATCCCAGCACCTCCCCCAGATGGACGACGCCCCTCTTGCGGAAGTCATAGGCCCGTCTGACGCTGTAGTTGATGGCGTCGGCCGCTTGCGTCATCGGCGCCCGTGCTATGTAGAACTCGGTCAGCACGGTCTTCTCGTTGTCGTCCTCCAGCTTCTCGATGGCGTCGCTGATCACTATGACCAGGGAGGCCTTCTCACGCCGGAGCTGCTCGATCTCCCGGCCCAGCTCGTCCACTCTGGCTATGACGTCGGCCATCTTGTCGGTCGGGGCGCTCTGCACTTTTTCACGGTCGTAGCGGATGGCGCCGGGCAGCAGGCAGGCTCTCAGCTCGTCCCGCTGGGTCTCTTTCCGTCTGATGATGATCTCCTTGCGGCGGATCTGCATCAGGAAGTCATAGGTCTCGTTCAATGTCATGGCAGCGCCCTCCTTTCAGTGCCTCATAGGTGACGACAATCTTGTCGGTGCCCAGGGCGAAGCCCAGCTCACGATTGGCGCCTCTCGACTCCTCCCAGTCAGGCAGCTGCACCAGGTAGTCTGCCCGCTCCAGAAGGGCCAGGTCTATCTGCATGATGGCCTCATAACTCAGCTGGTCGGTCGGGATGACCTGGCAGATCTCGGCTGGGTTGATTATGTGATAGCCCAGAGCCCAGAGCCCGCAGCTCGTCCGCTGCGTCTCCGAACTCTTGGCGGTAGTTTGGGTGGCCCGTGATCGGGCCGCTTAAATAGCCGATCATCTGAAGGTCCTCCCGGTCTTTTTGTGTTTTAATGTGATGCGGCCGACGATCTCGAAGCCGGCCATGTCGGCCAGCAGGCGGAAGGTGTGGATCAGGTCCTTGTTCTTGCGCTCGGCCTCGTTTTCTTCTTGTATGATGTTTTTGGTTCCGTGGTAGGCTGTCAGATCGAGATAGCCTTCCTCGTTTCTTCTTGGGTCGCTCATTGCGTTCTCCTTTCTTTCAGTGCTGCCATCAGAGCCGCCTGGCTCGTGTCCTTGGCCTCCAGGGCGTCCATGACCTGCTCGTCCACGGTGCCCTCGGCGATCAGGTGGTGGATGATCACCGGCTTCTCCTGCCCCTGCCGGTAGAGGCGGGCGTTGGCCTGCTGGTAAAGCTCCAGGCTCCAGGTGAGACCGTACCACACGATCACATGGCCACCCTCCTGAAGATTTAGGCCATAGCCCACACTGGCCGGATGCGCCAGGAGCACTTGAACGTTGCCGGCGTTCCATTCTGCGATGTCCTCCGGGCCGTCCAGCGTCCTGGCCTCCGGGATTGCTGCCCGGATGGCGTCCAGGTCGTGCTTGTAGCTGTAAAATACCAGGACGGGGCTGTCGGTGGTGTCGATGATCTCCAGCAGCGCCTCCAGCTTTGCATCATGCAGCCGGACGACGTTGCCCTCGTGGGAGTAGACGCTGCCGTTGGCAATTTGCAGGAGCTTCGTCATCACGGCGGCCGCGTTCAGGGCGACCACATCCTCGTCATCGATGTGAAGCAGCTGCTCGGCCTCCATGGTCTTGTACTGCTTCATCTCCTGGGGGCTCAGCTTGACCGGAATCCGGTTGTCGATCCGCTTCGGCAGCTTCAGGTAGTCGGCGGCGCTCATGCTGATGCAGATGTCGCTGATGGCTGTCTCGATCTTCTCCCTGGCTCCCCGAAGGGGTTCCCACTTGAAGACGATGTAGCCGTTCCGGGCTCCCGGCCGGAAGTATTTCTCGCGGTAGGCGCCCAGAGTAGGGCCCAGCCGTTCGCCACGATCCAGCAGATACATCTCGGCCCAGAGATCCATGAGGCCGTTGGCCGAAGGGGTGCCGGTCAGACCGACGACCCTGCTCACCCTCGGCATGACCTTCCGGAGTGCCCGGAAGCGTTTGGCCTGGGGGTTTTTGAAGCTGGAGAGCTCGTCGATCACGATCATGTCGAAGGGCCAGCCGGTCTTCAGCTTCTGGTAGAGATCCACCAGCCAGACCACGTTGTCACGGCCGATGACGTAGATGTCGGCGTCCGTGGCCAGAGCCCGGCGCCGCTGCTCCGGCGATCCCAGCACCTTGCTGACACGAAGGTGGCGGAGGTGGTCCCACTTGGCATGCTCTCGTGTCCAGGTGTCCTCGGCCACTCGCTTCGGCGCGATTACCAGGATGCGATCCACCTCGAACATCTCGTTGATCAGGATGTCGATGGCGGTCATGGTGATGACGGTCTTGCCCAGGCCCATCTCCAGCAGCATCCCGGCCTTCGGGTGCTCCAGGATGAAGTTGGTGGCCCTGGCTTGGTAGTCGTGGGGGATGTACTTCATCAGGCGCCGCCCTCCTTCGCGGCTCGGGCCTGCTCATCGGCGTACTCGGCCACCTCATGATCCAGCTGCTCTCGGTCAAGTCCTCTGGCTACACACCAGTCAATGGCCTCTTGCTTGCCGGTGATCAGCGCCACGTTGCAGCCCATCTTCCGCAGTTGTTCCATCTGCCACTTTTGGATGGCCGTTGGCTTTTCGCCCTCGCGCTTCAGCTCTACAAACCATATCCGGCCGCCCGGTAGGACAGCGATCCGGTCGGGCACGCCGTCGTTCCCGGGGCTTGTGAACTTCATAAACTTGCCGCCCATTCTCTCGACCGACTTCCGAAGGCCGCTCTCTATGTCTCGTTCTCGTTTTTCCATCTTTGGATCCTCCGTAACAACTATTCACTCTCGCGCGTATATGTCTGTGCGGGCGCTCTTGGGCGCGGTTTTCGTTGTCTATATTCAAATAATTAAAATATTAGGGTTTTCTTTGTTACCTTGTTACCTTGCCGAAAATATCGGGGTTTTTGGTGGTAACAACAACTTGATAACAAGCGGTTGTTACCTCGTGAGCCTCCGACCGTGCACGGGTAACAACTTAATCGTTACCCGTGCACCGGTGGTAACAACGCTGCGGGCCATAGCCTGGCACCTTTTCCAGCTTGCTGCCGCTTTTCCAGCCGCCGATCCTCAGCAGCATGGTCTTGATCCGGTCGCCGTCCTGCCGGGTAAAGCGGGCCCACGGGAGCCCCAGGCACTCGCAGTAGATCTCCTTGGTGCTGACTCGCGTGCGCTGCATCGTGCCCTCGATGGTAGGGCTCAGGACGTCACGCTGCTGGAAGAAGTCCACGCGCTGGCTCAGGTCCCAGTTGTACCAGTCCGCCGGCAGCAGGGTGTCCAGGTACTCGGCCACCTCGCCCTCGCGCTCGTCGAACTCCAGGGCGTTCAGCTGCATCCTCGCGGCCTCGCACTCCAGCTCGTAGTCCAGGTAGGTCGTCTCGCCCTCAGCCACGAAGATCATGGCCTCGGCCCAGATCTGGGAGCGGGTCTCCTCGGTCATCTCCCAGACGCTGAGGCGGCCCTTCTTCACGGGCACGGGCCAGAAGCGCCGGTTGCCGGTGGTATCTCTCAGGAAGCCGTCGGTGCTGTTGGTAGTGCCGCAGATGATGCAGGTCCTCGGGTGACTCTGTACCACGCGGCCGTATGCTGCACGGTAGGCGTCGTCCTGGCGGCTCAGGAAGCCCTTGACGATGTCGATGTCGGCCTTGCGGGTGCCCTGCATCTCGCCGATCTCCATGATCCACTTACCCTGGAGCTTTTCGGCTGCGGTCTTGTCCCTGGTGTCGGCCAGGCTGAGGGAGTCGTCAAACCACTCGCCGCCCAGCTTCCGGAGCAGGGTGCTCTTGCCGATGCCGGGAGGGCCGTCGAGCACGAGCATGGTGTCGAATTTGCAGCCAGGCTGCAGCACACGCTGGACGGCTCCGATGAGGGTCTTGCGAGTCACGGCCCGGGTGTAGGCGGTGTCCTCGGCGCCCAGATAGTCGATCAGCAGCGTGTCCACCCTGGATACGCCGTCCCACTCAGGCAGCGCCTGGATGTATTCCCGCAGGGGGTTGAAGTGCCGGTCGTCGGCCACTTTGGTCAGTGCCGTGACGACGGCCGAGTTGGTGAAGCGGGACTGGTAGACTCTGTTCATGTATGCCAGGAGCTGCGCGTCGTCGGCGTCTCTCCAGGTGCCACCGTCATTTCGCCACGGCAGCGGTCCGGTCTTTTCGATGGCCTGCTTCAGATCGTTGTAGGCGATGTTCTGGAGGCCCTCATCGTGCTGCACGATCAGCACGGCGTTGACGAGAGTCGGACAGACCTCCATCTTGGCGTTACGCTCCAGCAGAAGGGCCCAGTCCTCCGGGGACTCCTCCAGCTGAGCGAACTCTTGGCGAGCGTTCGCTGCTTGCTCGCTCGCGGCTGTTCGTTTGCAGCCCTCGTCATCTCTGGCCATGTCGGCCATGGCCTTGTAGCTCAGGGCGTCCTTGCCGCTCTTGTCTTCGTGACCATCGTCCAGATGCCCGAACTTGTGGAGGCGGACCAGGTCGAAGGCATTGCAGAGCTGTCCGCCTGCCGGGTCGGTGCTGTGATTGGAATAGGCGAACACGTCGCCGTCATAGACCACGAGGCCGGCAGCAGTTGAGCCGGCTGCGTAGGTGTAGCGGTCCTCTTTGGCCGTCGGAGTGTAGACGTCCGGCAGGAACTTGGCGATGGCCTCGGTGATGCTGTAGGTGCGGCAGAAGAAGCCCACGATGCCCTTCTTGGCCAGCGGGTCGCCCTGTTTGTCTGCCTGCTTCTTCCGGATCCCGGCCATGCGGGACGACTCCGGCCAGTAGCTGGTGTCGGTCCAGTCCGGGTACTCGGCCAGGATGGAGTCGGCCGCCAGGAAGGGGGCGTCGTAATATTGGAAGAAGGGCTCGACGTCCACGCTATGGCTCGGCCAGTACATCAGACGGGTCGGCTGGAAGGTGGAGTCGTCGAAGTAGTCGATGCCGATCTTCTCGGCGATCTTGCGAGCGATGGCCTCGTACTCGTCCGGCGTGACCTCTCTGTCGAGGGGCATGATCAGACGGTAGCGGGGCTTCGCCTTGGTGTGCTTATGTGTGGAGTAGACCGCCAGGGCGTTGTCGATCTCCAGGTTGTCGATGATGTTGTCCCAGAACTCGGCCGGAGGGAAGTCCAGGTCGAGGGTGAGCAGCTGGCGGGCCGTGACGTAGCCGGTCTTGCGGCGGCCATCCCTCAGATGACCGCCGACGAAGCCGCCGATGTCCTTGATCTTGTCCTGCTGCTCCTTGCTCATCTTCATGTACTCGGCGTGGGTCTCCGTGGTCTCCATGGAGCGGGAGAGCTTATTCAGGAGAGCCGCCCAGCTCATGGTCTTATTTTTCCAGGAGGTCTCGAAGCGGCTGCGGCCGGTCGAGATCAGGAGGTCGCCGTTGTGCTTGACCATGAACAGGGGCAGGGTGAGTTTTTCCGCTGTGTTGGTCATGGTCTCAGCACCTCCGCGTTCTGTCTTAATTTCTCAGCCGTGGCCTCAGCGGCCTCGAACTCGCGTTTTTTCTTCCGGAAGGCTGAGAGAGCTCCGGAGCGCTCGGCGGTCAGCTTCTTCAGCTGCTCCCGCTCATTGTGCAGCCGTTCAGGGTAGCCCAGCTGTCGGGCCTTCTTCGGCTGCTCTTTGATGCAGGCCCGGAGGGTAGTGATCCGGCGCTTGGCCGTCTCGATCTGCGGCTCCAGGTCCGCCGCTTTTTGGTGGTGGTTTACTGCCTCGTTGGCGAGGCTCTTGCGGCCGTCCAGGATCTCCTGGGCGCGGCTCTCGCAGGCCCCGGCCAGCTGCATCCGGATGTCGTCCTGATGCTCAAAGTCCAGGGCGACCACCCGGAGGAGCTTCCGGATCCTGGCTGCACTTGTTGGGAAAAAGGCGTCCGGGTTGATGGTCATGTAGCCGGTCTCCCAGCGTATAGTGATAGGCTCCATCGTTGTCCTCCTTGCTTTGTAGATAGTCTATAGCGGGGGCACGAGGCCCCCGGGATTTATGATAATTTGATCAGGAAAGCCGGGCGGACGCCGACGGAGTACGAGGCGCTCCAGCCGTCGGCATAGCCGCCGTAGTCGACATAGCAGAAATTCGTCGCGGACCCCTGGCGGATGTTCTGGAGCCATCCCCACTCGTAGTTCTCGCCCTTGCGTTCGGCGATGCGGTTGGCGCGTTCCTTCATCAGAGGCCACTGCTCGCAGTTGTCAGGTTCCATGGCGCCGGAGTTGTACCAGTCGTCGTGCCCGAACATCTCGCCGTAGAAGGGCAGGCGAAGCAGGTCGCCGTTCTCGAAGGGCACCAGCTCCAGGGGCGCGAACTCGTCGAGGATCTTGCCGGTGTTCAGGTCCTTGCGGAGATCGCTGCCGTCGTAGCCGCCGGCGTTGGTGTTCTTTCTGTTCATCTGCATGGGCTTGTCGAGGTACTGATCCAGCAGGAACAGGGCCAGGCCCTCGCCGACCAGCTTCTGGCAGGTGGCGGTATAATGGCCGACCTCGATGCGGTCGCCGATCTGGATCTCGTTGGTCTCGATGGTCATGGTGCGGGTGATTTTCATAGGTGTGTCCTCCTTAGTCTTTCATGTAGAATGGTGTCTCGTAGCCGTCGCCCCTCAGAGGCAGCCCTGGCGCCCACGGGATGGGCTCGGCCATGCAGGCGTTGATCCTCTCCATGGCGCCGGTGTCCTCGATGGGACAGTCCACGATGATCTCGTCATGGACGTGCATGACGATGTTGTAGCCCAGAGCTGCGACCCTCTGCATAGAGATGGCCAGGCAATCTCTGGCGGTGGCCTGGACGATGTTCTCGACCAGCTTGCCGCCGTAGGTCTCAGTCTCGCCCCACTGTTTCGTCTCCTGGTTGACGCCCATGTAGACGATGTGCTCGCGGCCGTCGCGGGGGTCGAGCTTCAGCCGGGTGTTCCAGTAGCAAAGCTTCCGACCGCCCGGCAGCTTGATGAACAGGTTGCCGTTGATGTAGCCGAAGGCCAGGCCGTTCTTCAGCCGAACGGTGCGGTGCTCCTCGATGGCTGTCCGCGCTGCCAGCTCGCAGGTCCTCCAGAGCTTCACGGAGTTGGAGTTGGCCTGCCGCCACTGGTCTACGACGCTCTGGAGCTCGTCCTCCGGTATGCTGCCGCCCTTGTCCATGCGCTTCATGGCGCCGACGCCGCCCTGGTAGCCGCAGGCCAGCACGGCGACCTTGCCCTTCTGGCGGAGGTGGCTGTTGGCTCCGTGCTTTTCCACGGGCACGTGGTACATCATGGAGGCGGTCTCGCAGTAGATGTCCTTGCCGTTGCGGAAGGCCTCCAGGACCCACTCCTCGCCGGCGAGCCATGCCAGGACTCGCGCCTCGATGGCGGAGAAGTCGGAGACGATGAAGCGGCAGCCCTCGGATGGGATGAAGGCCGTCCGGATCAGCTCGGAGAAGACGAAGGCCGTCTCGCCGAACAGGGTGCCCATGGTCTCGAAGTCTCCCTCGGCCGCCAGCTCGCGGGCCAGAGCCAGATCCGGCAGCGTGTTCTTGGCCAGGTTGTGCGTCTGCACCAGGCGGCCGGCCCAGCGCCCGGATCGGTTGGCGCCGTAGAACTGAAGGATGCCTCGCAGCCGGTGATCCTGGCAGTGCGCCACCAGCATCGTGCTGTACTTGGCCACGCTGGTCTTGCCCAGGGCGGTGCGGATCTCCAGCACTCTCCGGACGACGTCCGGGAGCTCCGGATCTCGCAGCGCTTCGGCGATGGTGTCCTTGGTGACGCTGGTCATCTCCACGCCCTGCTCTGCGAGCCAGCGCTTCAGCTGGGCCAGGCTGTTCGGGTTTTTCAGTCCGGTGAGCTCCTGGGCTTCCTCCTGGAGCTCCTGCCGGCGCCGGGTGTCATACTCGACGATCTTCTCGACCATGGGGATGTCGAGCGCCACGCCGTTGTCGTTCATATGTTGGTCCAGAGCCCAGAGCTCCTGCTCTGACTCCGGTGTCTTGTAGATGGATAGCTTCCGTAGGATCTCCTGCTCGGTCACGACGTCCTGCCGGTTGTAGCCCTTGTAGAGCTGCCACTTGGCCGGGTCATGCTGCGGGAGGTTGCGCGTCCTCTGGCCGTTGGTCCGGGTCGGCTTGCACGGCTTCGAGAAGAACTGGATCAGAGCCTTGCCCTGGGGGTCCTTCAGCTTCTCGGGAGGAAGGCCCAGCGCCTCGCCGGCGCCTGCCAGATTGCCCGGCAGGCCCAGCGTCAGCGCCTTGACCATTGTGCAGCGCCACTCCTCCGGTGGCATGGGCTTCTGGAGCCACTTGGCCAGACAGGTGCGCTCGAAGTTCGCGTTGAAGGCGGTCTTGACGATCTGGGGATCGAGGAGGGCCTCGCAGAACTCGGCCATCATGTCAGGATCAGCATCGAAGCAGTCGATGGTCTTGACGTCGTCCTCGCCCCAGTCGTCGAAGATGTACGAGATGAGCAGGATGTCGAAGTCAGGCGCCTCCACGTAGGCGTAGACGCCCGCCTCGGTCAGATCCACGGAGCTATAGGTTTCTATATCCACGCCCATAACTCGGTGCATCGTTCAATCCTCCTTAGAAGTCCTCGTCGTCCTCGAAGTCGTCGCCGCCGAAGTCGGACTCGGCGGAAGCACGGGCAGCGCCCAGGCGGTCGTCGTCCTTCAGCTTCTGGATGTTATTCAGGCCGACGCCGATGCCCTTGTTGCCGTTGGTGTTGAAGGGGAAGAAGTTGATGGAGGCGCGGCCCCAGCAGCCGGAGTAGACCTCGTCGGGATCCAGGATCTCGTTCAGGTCCTTGTCCACGATGCCGGGCTTCTGGGTGCTGTTGCAGTTGAGGAAGTACATACCCTCGTACTCAGGGGCCTCGTCGGCACGCTCGGCGTCGCCGTCGCGCAGAGGCAGCTTCAGGTTGGCAGGCTTCTTGCCGCCCCACTTGGAGCTGATGCCGTCCTGGACAGCTGCGTCGATGGCTGCCTTGATCTTCTTGATGGTGGCCTTGTCCTCTTTAGGGATCAGCAGGCACACGCTGTACTTGGCGTCCTGGCCAGCCTGGAAGGCGCGGCTCTTGAAGATGTTCACATAGCTGAAACGAACTTTTCCGGTGATAACTTTGGTAGTAGACATTTTATAATCCTCCTTAATTTAGAACGGCGCGACCTCGTCGTCGCCGGTGGTGAAGTCGGCCTTGGCCGCTTCGGTTGTGTTGATGGCTTCGCGTTTATCAGACTCCGGCACGAGGACCGGCTTGCCTGCGGGTTTGATCAGCAGGTCGCCCAGGGTGGCGGCCAGCTTCTTCTTGCCGACGAGCTTCTCCATCTCGGTGATGCCGTAGAGCTTGCGCTGGTAGAGCATCGCCTCGTCGAAGCCGGCGGCCTTCAGCTTGTCGGCCACCTGGATCTCGTCGGCGTACTTGCGGTTGCTGCGGCCTTCGACCAGCTTCCAGCCGTCGAAGTGCTCACCGGCCAGAGCCTGCTCCAGAGCGTACTCGCTGACCTCCTCGGCCCACTTCTTCAGGTGGTCGGCCCTGGCCAGCACTTCGCCTATCTCCTCGTTGGAGAGCAGCGGGGGCTTCTGGAACTCCATCCGGGCCAGATCCAGGTTGAACTCTGCACGCTTGCGGCAGCGGGCCTTCGCCGGGCAGAAGCGGCACCAGTCGCCCGCCACGAAGTAGTCGGAGCCCTCCATGGCCATGATGGCGCGGGGCTTGACCTCTTCCTCGCCCCAGAGCAGCAGCTCCTTCAGGATGACGGTCTCGCTGTCCACATGGTCGAGGCGGGGCTGGACAACGGTGGTCTTCACGGTGTCGAAGTCGTAGAAGTCGCCGAACAGAGAGACGGCGCCCAGACCGTAGAGCCGGAATTGGGGGTTGTTCTTGGCCTCGACTTTGACGCCCTTGCCGTACTTCAGATCGATGACCTGGATCATGCGGCCGCCGATGATCACGGCGTCGGAAGTTCCGAAGCCCTCCGGGACCCATTCCGTCAGATCGAGGCGCTGCTCGATCATCAGCTCGGCACCCTCGCCGGCAGCGGCGAACTCCTCCAGGACTGTCTCCACATAGAAGTCAGTGGCCTCGTCCATCTCGCCGTTGTAGTAGTCATCCTGCTGGATCTTGGCCAGCTTTTTCTTGTACTGGGCGTCGGTGATCTCATGCAGGACGTGGCGGAGCTTCAGCTCGGCCAGGTTGTGGGCGACTGTTCCCTCGTCGGCGTAGCTGCTGGAGCCGGGATCCGGACACTGATCAGACAGGGCGACAGATCCGGGGCAGTTGATCCAGCGGTGTGCGGCCGAAGCGGAGCAGCGGGCGTGTTTACTCGGCATTGGTTTCCTCCTTTGCGGCGTCCATCAGCTTCGGCAGATCTGCCAGGTCCACCTCGGTGAGCTTGTTCTTGCCGGTCAGCTCTTTGATCAGCTCGGCGGCTCTGTTGTAGCCGCACTTCTTGTTGAGGGCCGCCAGCTGCTTGCGGACAGCGATGCGGAAGTCCTCAGTCACTGCTGCGGGTGCATCGTCGGCAGCGGCCTCAGCAGGCTCAGGAGCGGGCTCAGCTGCCGCAGGGGCAGGCTTGTCGGCCTTCTTGGTGTTCTTCTTAGGGGCAGAAGCTTCGGGCGCTTCCTGGGGCTCCTGGACGGCCTCAGCGGGTGCAGGTGCCGGAGCGTCTGCGGCTTCATTGGTTGCCAGGGCGAGCTGGCTCGGGGACTCGATGCTCATGTACTGCTTGAACTCGTCCAGATTTGCAAATTCGACTGTGATCTTCATGCTTTTATTTCCTCCTTGTTTGTGTTAAAATAAGACTGTGTTCTCTTGGGCTCCGGGGAATTGGCTCCGGGGCTCATTCTTTTTGTGCAGACATAGTCACCACCTCCTTCACGGTCTCAGGCTCCTCGGCCTCTGCGGTCTCCATGCTTCTCAGGATCGCCCGGTAGGCCGAGCGGGCCAGCATTGTCAGGTCGATGTCTTCCATGCGCTTGTTCTCCTCAGATGGTTTTGATGGTCTGGCGACCTATGCAGCCGGTCCCCCCCCCGCTCCCATACGAACCAGGAGTAGCTGGTGGCGTCAGTTCCTCGGCCGGTGAAGCTGGGCCGCTTGTGCAGGGTATAGAGACCGCTGAGAGGATGAGCCTGCCACCAGCTGAAGCGCTTCTCGCTCTCCAGGAAGTTCGTCCGGAGCAGGAAGATCAGCAGGCCGCCAGGGTGGAGCAGCTCCAGGCTCTTGTTGATGAACTCCATGGCCAGACTGTAGGGCGGGTTGCCTATGATGACATCGTAGCCGCAGTCTGGCTCGTAGTCGAAGAAGCTGCCGATGGTTACGTTATCGGCCAGGGCCTCCAGCGTGGCACGTTCCTCCGGTCGCAGCTCCACGGCGTCGATCCGGTTGTCGTAGCCGCTATCCCTCAGCGCTTTGATGATCTGGCCGTTGCCGGCAGAAGGCTCCAGGATGCGGTCGCCGGAGCTGATGCCGTCGAAGTTGGCCAGGAAGGCCCGGATGGTCTCCGGCGGCGTTGCATAGAAGTCGTAGGCCTTGCGCTCGCCGCCTCGGTTGGTGGCGCTCATTGTGGCGTCCACCTGCTTCCTCCGCAGATAAAGTAGTCGTCGGCCGGGATGTAGCTCTCCAGGACGAGAGCGGTCGGGCTGCCATCGCGGCTGCAGCAGGCGTCACAGATGTGGTCGCCTTCACCTATCGGTTGCATATTGGCGCAGGTCTCGCAGCACTTGAATGGCTCTGGCTTGCGCTGTCTGTTTCTTCCCATGTGTGTCCTCCTTTTTGGTAGAAAATTTTTCTACTTTTAGATTAAAAAAATTAGACGACGCTCCTCGTCAGTGATCTGGAGCAGCTCGCAGAGGATGCGGATCTCGCTGGGCAGGAACTCCGTCTTGCCCTGGATCTTGTCGCTCAGAGCCTGCCGGGAGCGTCCCAGCTTCTCAGCGATGAAGCACATCTTCAGGCCGCTGTTCTTGATCTTTCTCTGGAGCATTTCAGTGTTTACCTTCATGCGTTTCTCCTTTCTTAGTGCTGACCTCTCTGACTCTTGGTTTGGAGCTTCAGCCAGAGCTTCATGGTGTCGCGTGTCAGGTAGAACGAGCCGCACACGGCGATGAAGTGGTCGAGGCAAGTGTGGACCACCTCGCCCTCGATGACGTACTTGGCGCCGATCCAGCAGAGCTCGAAGGCGATCAGAGTGCCGATCAGGCACATGAGATAGTTTGAATAAAATCTGAAGCGGGTCATTGTTGTGTGTCCTCCTTTTCTCCGGTGGCGGCCAGCAGGTCGCACCACTCTATAAATGCTCTCAGTATGGGGTTTGTGTTGCCCTGGTCAGCCCAGCCGGCGAAGCCGATCCAGCCGCCTTTGTTGAAGCTGATACACTCCCGGCGCTCGAAGTAGTGGCTGTTCACATAAAGGAAGCAGCTCACGATGGCGCCGTTTGTTTTGCGCTTCATATCGACCCGGCGGCTCAGATACATGGTCCCCATGGAGGTCTCGCAGGTCTTGTTGGCCAGTTTGATATGCTTATTCAGCAGCATGACCAGAGTGAGGATGTCGCCCTCAGTGATGTCGTCATAGGTCAGGCCCCTGCCTGAGAAGTAGGTCCGCGCCTCGTTGTTTGTGCAGACCGGGGCGATCCCGGTCTGCCTGATATATTCAGCCATCTGTCAGCCCTCCTTTACTTGCCAGCGACCAGCAGGTCGTAGAGCTTGGCCTTCAGCTGGATGACTTCGGCCTCGGCGGCCTCAGCGCGGCGCTGGGCTTCTCCTGCGGCAGTTGCTTCCTCGTCACATCGCTGGCCGTTCCAGCGTGCGGTCTCCTGCATCTTGGCCAGCTGAGCCTTGAGCTGGGCGATCTCGGCGTCCTTTTCCTCGGCGACCGCGTGGGCGGCCTCGTAATCCTTCACGGACTCGGCCAGCTTGTCCTCCAGCTCTGCGGCACGCTTCTCAGCGCGGCGGGCGCGGTCGGCCATGGAGCAGGCCCAGTCGTTGTTGATGTTCTCAGTGGCCAGGTCGAGGCAGCCCTCGAAGGCGGCGGCCAGGTAGGAGCCCGGGCCCAGCTGCTCGACCATCTTCCGGATCTTCTCCAGGGTGTCGCGTTCCTGCTGCTTGGTGGCCGGAGCGTCGGTGCTGACCAGCTCGATGCTGATGATGGTGGCCGTGCTGTGACGGTAGCAGTCGTTGAAGTCTTTGCGAGCCTGGCGCTCGGTGGCAGCCGTGAAGTGATCAGAGCCCTGGGTGCCGTTCTCACGGGTGAAGGTGATCTTATAGGTGTTCATTGTGTGCCCTCCTGTCGTTGTGTGTTCTCTTTCGAGGTAGAAAATTTTTCTACCATCAACAAGATAGCATGGGCGTAGAATATTGTCAAGATATTTTTGCAAAAATAGTAGAAAAATTTTACACTGTATGATAGAATGACCTCAGAGGAGGTGCTTCATACATGAACGGACTCGGTGATCTGATTAAACAGAAGCGCGAAGAACTCGGATTGAGCCAGGAGGAACTGGCTCGAATCCTTGGATATAAACACAAAAGCAGCATTAACAAGATCGAGATGGGGCTTGCTGACGTTCCCAGAGCGAAGGTTCCCGCCTTTGCGAAGGCCCTGGGGATGACTCCGGTGGAGTTCTCCGGCTGGTCTGAGAAACGCGTCGAGAGCAGCTTCAGCTATTGCTTGGAGCAGCAGATGGCGCTCCTGGGCTACACTCTGATCTATAGCGCCGATGGCGACGTCATTTTGACCCACGGCGGCGAGGAATACGAAGTAACAGAGCAGGACGTGAAGGAGCTGGAGGCTCGTGTAGCGCTGTATATCGACTTTATGCTGGGAGACCTGGCGAAGAAGTCCCGGAAGATTGGAGGCTGATGGACGTGTTCGGAAACAGAAAAATGAAGGCGGCCGCCGAGATGATGGCTCCGCAGTGGTTAAAGATAATGATCGAGAGTCGGGACATCGTAAACCGGACGACGGAGCCGGATGTCTTTTTCTCTCGGTATGACACGATGAAGGAAAAAGCCGAGCAGCTGGCCAGCATCTCGAAGTATGTCAAATTTAAGGGCATGAAGCCCGCCGAAGTGCTGCGGCAGGTCATGGATCAGGAAGATGCGGCCACGCGGGACATGGTGCTCCGGTGCTTCCAGAAGGCTCAGCTGAACGCTGAAAAGCTGAAAACGGAGAAGGGGAAGCGCGGCCAGTTTGAGAAGTTCCAGACTTCTCTGGAGGCGTATTTCTTCCGGATGTCGGACGGGAACGTGGAGTTGGTGCAGCGGCTCCACGACCAGGAGATTGAAAAGTTAGGAGGGTGAAGCCATGCGTGGTGTTATTTATGCGAGATATTCCCCGGGGCCACGCCAGACGGATCAGTCCATCGAGGGCCAGGTGGCAGACTGCCAGCAGTACGCTGATGAGCATGGGATCGACATCATAGAGATCTATGCGGACCGGCACGTCTCTGGCAAGAGTGTCGTCGGCCGTGACGAGTTCCAGCGGATGCTGCGAGACGCGGAGAAGGGGCGCTTCGACTGCGTCCTGGTATGGAAGATCGACCGCTTCGGCCGTGACCGTCAGGACATCGCCCTGGGAAAAATGACCTTGAAGCGGGCAGGCGTCAAACTGATGTATGCCCGGGAGAGTGTACCGGACGGCCCGGAGGGGATCATCCTGGAGAGCGTCCTGGAAGGCCTGGCCGAGTATTACTCCGCCGACCTCCGTCAGAAGGTCATCAGAGGCATGAGGGAGACCGCAAAAAAGGGGCAGTATTGCGGCCAGCCGCTCCCTATTGGCTATAAAGTAGACGCCGACCGCCATGTAGTCATCGACGAGGAAAAGGCCGCCCTGGTCCGCCAGGCGTTCCAGATGCACATTGCCGGCGCCACGATGAAGGAGCTGATGGAGCTCTTTCAGAGCCACGGGGTCGTTGGCCAGCGCGGCCGACCGATCTCTCATAATGTCATATACCGGATGCTGCGGAACAGGAAGTACCTGGGCGAGTTTGATGTCCAGGGTGTTCGGTTGCCGGTGGAGCCGATCATCGACCAGGCGACCTTCCTGGAAGCTGCCCGGCACTTTAAGACGAGCCGCAACAATGCGGCAGGGAGGGCGAAGGTGAACTATTTGCTGAGCTGTAAAATGTTCTGCGGGTACTGCGGATCTTTGATCAATGCAGAGACCGGCACCGGGAAGCTGGGGAAGGTGTACCGGTATTACAAGTGCGGGGACAAAAAGCGCGGGAAGGCCTGCGAGCTGAAGCCGTTCCCGAAGGACCACCTGGAGGACGCGATCATCCTGGCCACGGTGAACGATATGCTGACCGATGACATGATCGAGAAGCTGACCGTCCGGATCCTGGAAGTCCAGGAACAGGAAAACGCCGACGATCCCGTGGTGGGATTGCGTCGGCGTCTTGACTCAAATAAAAAGCGCCAGCGGAACTTGCTGGACGCGATAGAAGAAGGCGGGGCCCGTGGCCTGGTCTCTCGTTTGGCTGCCCTGGAGGAAGAGGAGGAGCAGCTGGTGGTGGAGATCCAGCGGGCAGAAATAAAAAGGCCCCGACTCACCCATGAGGTGGTCGAGGCCTGGTTGCGCTCCTTCCGCGTCGGGGATGTCACCGACGAAGACTTCCGTGCACGGTTGGTTGACACGTTCATCGCCCGAGTCGAGCTCCGCAACGATGAGGCGCTGATATTTTACAATATCCGAGAAAAGGGCCCGCACTCACGTGTTCGAGTACGGCCCGAATGGTGGAGGTGAGGGGAGTCGAACCCCTGTCCGAAGATCTGTCAACCAGAATTTC